GAAACCGCCTTGCTGTAAGGAGTAGGCAAACTCTCGGACCAGTGTTGACTTACCGACACCAGAGCCAGCGGCTATTGTAATCAGCCCCTGCCTAATTCCCTTGAGCATTTCGTTAAGCTTTGGGTATGGGTATTTCATCGGACTTTCGGCGTCCTGTACCCCAACACTCTCTCGGAGGTCGGTCATGCTGACGATGCCATCAGGTCGGTACTCAGATGCTTGAAATATTGCATCTACTACAGTTGCAGCCTCTCCAGCCAACAAGCATTCATTTGGGTCTTTGTGTGGCAGCACTGCAATTTTAACTTTACCAGTTGGGAGAACTTCAGCGCAGGCAATCGCCGCCGCTTGTCCAGCATCATCTTGGTCAAACATCAGTATAATTTCAGCGAAGTTATTGAGATAATCGATGTGCTTCAGTAAATGCTTCTTGGCACTCTGCGCTCCATGCGGCACGCCAACTGTAGCAAACTTGTTGTTCTGGATCTGCGAGACAGTCATTGTGTCTATTTCGCCTTCGCATACAACTATCTTCTTTCCGGCGCTCCAGATGTGCATTCCAAAGAGGCCCATTTGCTCTTTGTCTCCAACCACAGAAAACTGCTTGTCTGCGGTTCGGATCTTCTGCGCCACAGGTCGGCCCTGTAGATCCTTGTAAGTTGCGACTTGCACATACTCATCGCCGCGCTGGGCTACCATATAGCCAAACTTGCGACAGGTTTTCTCGGTAATCTGCCGAGCGCGGAGGTCTACATAATCGCCTTCCAACAGCGGTGTAATCGGGCGACTTGGTTTCTTCACGGCTGGGCGTCTTGCCTCAAAACCATCAGGATGTGTGTAAGTTTCGCAGCCGAAGCACCAGTGACTTCCATCGGTGTAAAGGCTGTTTGCATCACTTGATCCGCACGCCGCGCACGGGCCATGAGACACGAATTCAGCGCCATCGCGCTCTTCGAGTAATTCCATTGTTTTTCCTTTGAATTGACAGGTCGTGAAAAAGGGCCAACCTTTCGGTCAGCCCTTTGGGATCACTTTAGTTTACACTCAGCTACCCACGCTTTTGGTATATACTTATGTGCATACATGAAGCCGTGTTTTTCACAGTAGTCAGCGTAAGAAGTCTTTGAGCCTTTATAAAGCTTGGCTCTGGCGTTAGAAAACAGGAACCTAATGTCAATGTTTGGGTGTTGTTCTCTAATCAGGAGATGTTTAGCGCGGTCTTGAACTGCCCATATACCTTTGGTTTCTAAATACCAGAACCCACCTGGTTTTGGCAGTTTAAAATCTGGCGTATATTTAGACTGTCTCTCTGGTATCTTGTAACTTATCTTGTCCACCTCGTACTGGAAGGGGATGCACTCATAGTTGAGAAAGTCACTTATGGTTTGCTCTAATCCTGACCTGTAGCCATTGGCTATTCCGCGATAAAAGCTCTTGCCTTTATTTCTAAAAGTCAAACTTTACGCCATCATCGCCAACTGGCGGCATTGTGGCATTACCGTTAGCAGCGTGGAGATCTTCCCTAACATAAGTGCCACCTTCGACAGCATCAAACTGAACACTTCCACCGCCAAATTCCACGACATCAACGATCTGAACGCCATCCATGAGTAATCCCACGCCTTTGTTCTTGTTGACCTCATACACGTTTATTATGCCGCTTATGATCAACGTAGAGCCAGCACCAATTTTAGGTAAACTTGATGGCGCGATTACTTGGCCCTTTGTGTCGTAGAACTTAGGTTGAAACTTGGAGTTAAACTTCAGGCTAATTTCGCCAGTTTCTTCGTCCTTGGTTACAGGAAGACGAACTTTACCCGCAGGCTGCTTACCATGCACCTCTTCAGACGCTTTGTTGATTTGAGCAAGAAACGGCTTTGCGTCTTCCGCAGACAGGACAAGCTCTGTCTTATACTTTGGCCTGTCCGAATCAAAAGCCGTGTCAGGCGTCACAAGATGCGGATACTTAGCTCGGCCCCGTGGTGAGCGATATTTAGGTTTTGTCATGTTGTATTTCCTCAGTTTTCAATTGAAATAAAAAGGGCCACCAATGGAAAGTGCAAAAACCATTGGTGGCCCAGTTCGGGAGTTGCTTGGTCCTAAAGCTCCCTTGGGACCAAGCGATATGTGAAGACCCATCCAGAGAAGGAGTAAAAACCGTCAGGGTCTTCGATAGTGTGTATTAACTCAACTGAAGCAGAACTCGCTGAACTTAACGCCGTGGATATTTAGACTTCCTTTTGGTGGTATTGGAGGAAGCTCTGTCGATGGATCGTTTAGTAGCTGCCTGATCTCATCCTCGAACTTCTGAAGCACACAATCGCCGTCATACATCTTCACGAAAGTATCACGCACAGTGTCAAAGAGATCCCACGTATCGCCGGAAATAGAGAAGCTGTCATGGACCATGAAAAAGTCCTCTGCTAACGGCTCGCCATCTCTGCCTTCCAAAAGCTGACAGATGGTTAAGTGCATGTGACTTGCATCCCCAGACCCATGAACAAAGTTCGGCGCAATTGCGTTCATTGACTTCTGCACATCAGCTTTTGGTTTCTCTATGCGAGATCCAACGCTAGTGCGCTTAGACGTATCCAACGCTCGGTCAAAAAGGAATATCTCTGTGCGCTTGTTCTTATCTTTCTTGCGATACTCTTGCACGATTGGAAACCCGCTTGGGGTACGCCAAACAATTGCCTTGTTTTCCTCAGACACGATTTTGGCAACACCCTGCAAATAGTCCATGGCCGCTGTCGTGTGCGGAAGTGTCTCTCGGATTGCCTCATAGCAGATTTGCCCCATGAACCTAGCAGCTTCGAATTGCTCCCGATCTGTTGCACCAAACGGGTGAACTTTGATCGTCTTGTAGGCAACTTTGCGCTGTAAAGGCTTTAGGACATCTTCCATAAATTGCCCTGACATGCCGTTGGCCTTGGATCCATACCCGAAAGTCATCACAGATCTTTTACAGATTTTCCTGTCTACGCCGTAGTTTAGCCAAGCTTGCGCTAACTGTGCGTAAGTCCGGCTTTCATCCCAGTTCTCATTAAACGCCCTATCATCTCTGGACATTGAATTTAGAGTTCCCGTCATCGCGCCAAGGATCTGCACAACTTCTTCAGCATTAAAACGGTAGATGTCTTGCATTTCCTCAGACGGCGTAAGGTTTACCAAGTGGCCTTCAGTCTCCGAGAGATTGATGCCGGAGTAATGCTGCACGCCTGAGTTCGTGCCGTCCAAACTGAGTGGCACGTAGCACACAAAGTCCTCGCCCTCGCGGCAGTACCTCGCGTATTCCAAGCAGGCGGCTAGGTAGCAGAAAGGCTTATCGGCTTGGGACCAATCGTCAAAGGTTTCCACGAAGTTCTCCGTCAGCGAGATGATCTTATCGTGGTTATCCTCAACCCATTTAACACGGGCTTGTAGTGGCTCCTTGCTGATCTTTCCAAAGTCACCGCAGTTTGCCAGATGCACCATTAACCAAAAGGCATTGTTACCATCTACCTTGTAGCCACGTTGATAAGTAAACAGCGACTTGCACCAATCTTCCCGATGGTAGTTAAAGCTACAACAGAAATACAGGCGCGACCTAAAGTCTAAATTAACAGGCAGAAAGAACTGTTCGTGTTCCTTCAGTTCATGGGCTGTCGCAAGGTCTTGCTTCATAACTTGCACGCCACCTTTGACTTGACGCTCTAGCACGAAATGCCGCCTGATGTCTGCCTTGATTGCCGCTTTTAACTTCGGGTCAAGCTCCTCATGGTTGTCTGGTACACGCGGCCGGTCGGGTAGAACTTGGGTCGGGAACTTCTCTAAGACTTTCTTGTTATCCCATGCCCATTGGACCACTTCCAGCATAGGCCTGTTGATGCTCAGAGGAGTCGCCTGAAGCGCGTTTACAGCACGGGCATACAAAGGAACCCCAGACTTAAAGTCGTGCTCTATAGCCTTGCGCTGGGCCGCTGTGGCCTGCCTGACTAGCTTAATGCGGCTACTGAGTTTTGGGTCTTCATAACAGCCAGTATCAAACGCGGTCCAAGGCGCTGGTGCGGTCAACATTGGCTTAAACAGAGGGTTCATCCACGCCAACACCTCTTCCTGATCCTGTAGCTCGGCTTGCGCCTTTTCCGTAAACACGATCCTACTAATGCTGTTGTTCTTACTCTCGAACTCAGTGACTTTCTCAAAGATCTCGCAATGCTTTAAAACAGCGTTTAACACGGGTGCCGAATAGTGAATGCGGCGCGTCTTCATGCGCTGCAAACTCTTCTGGTCCGTGAACACACCAAAGTGTAGGCTTTTAAAGCCGTTCTTCATGGTAATGTTCCGCAGAGCTTTCAGCCTCACCTCTCTGCTAGAGTGTGCCTTTTCAACTTGCTTAATGATCCTCTTGTTGGTCTTTGCGTCCGCTTCCATTAGCTCAATTAAAAGTAACTCTTGCTCAATCATCTCACCCATTTTTAAGGTCAGCTTATTAAGCGTCCAGTCTTTAAGAACACCGTTAAAGGCACACAACAAACCTATGTAAGATAGGATCTTAGGGTCCAGCCTTGAGAGTGGATCAAGCCACATCGGTGGCCTTCCTTTTGCACACCTAGCTAGTCTCAGGTCTTCTGTAAGCCCCTCACTAACGGCTGGTTCTGCTTCTGTTAACTGGTTGAAATGTGCTGGTCGATCTTGAACACTCTTTGGGATCTCTGTCCCTTTTGGTGTAATAGTTGCCTCAACTTGTTTGGTGAACTTTTGCCGTCCACCTATTCGCATTAGTTGTTCATAAGCTTGGTTGGCTGTCGGTGGACCCATGGGTGGGTTTGGGAAGCTAGAGGCTCTTAGCCCACTTAAAGCTCCGCTGGTATTCAACCCAACATTACTATCTAAGGATTGATCGTCCTTTAAGGCTTCTGCGGCGGTTCTCTTATGCCTTTTCTTGAACTCGCTTACAGTAATACCATTCGGCTTACTTACAATGTGATCTTCGGTATTCATTAGTTCTCTCCTTAAGTTTCTTTAAGTTACAGCTTCCACAAACACAGAGATTGTTGCTGTGTAAGTTTAGCTTTTAGTGTTCTTTAGTGTTCTGGAGTTTTAGTCTTGGGACGGCTAACGCGCCGCCCCTTTGTAACCATTACGGTTAGTACAGTGGTGCTGGCATCATACGCAGATCGTTAACTGGTATTGGCAATGCACAGAGCGGTTCAGTGCGGGCCTTAAAAACTTGGCAGTTCGTGCTCCAGTTTCCCTGCGTCCGAAAGTTCTCATAATCTGAAATCTGCGAGGTACACTTTCGCTGGCGCCGGAATTTCTCATATTCAGCGATCCGAGAGA